ATTGCGCGCTAGAAAAAACCGTGCATAAAAAATGTCGTGGAAAAAAATTTGACGAATACACTTTAGACGAAGCTTTAAAGTTAAATATAATTCCTATTGACAACTGGCGCGACGCAGAAAAAGGCGATTGGATATTTACTAGAGACGAAAAAGTATTACAATGCTTAGGTCGTCGTTATGTAAACCCTAGTAACATAAAAAAGAAATATGTTTTTATTAAAACTGGTTATGGCGATACAGGAACCCACAAAAGCAACATATTTGCTTTTAAGCAACCCGACTACGACAGGGATAAATATTATTTTGGCAAAGATTTAGTAAAAGATGTAAGACCAACCGCAAAACAGCGCGCGTTTGTAGATAATTTATTTATGAACGGAGAAATGGACGACAATGGAATGTGGAAAGCAGACTCTATTATTCTTGCTTACCAATCTATATACAGGGACAACAACCCAGAACAATCTCTGCGCCGAGGTATGATGGTTTTAAAACGAAAACATATTAAGGAATATATATCCATGAATATGAGAGACAAGCTAAGCAGTATGGGAATGGACGACGATTGGGTGGCTGAAAAGTATCGAGATATGATAGACGGCGACATTCCACCAGCGACTAAATTAAATGCTTTGAATCGAGTAAGCGATATGTTGGGTCATTTAGCTAAAGAAAAGAAAGAAGAGCAACTCGAAGGTGTGTTTGCTTTATCTGATGGCGATGTAAAAAAATTAGCATCGGTACGAAAAACAATAGCGGAAACTACGTATGGCTCAAAAGATAGTAGAGACGAAAAAGTACAAAAGTAAGCCTAAAAAAGCTAGCAACGAGATTGACGTCAATGAAAAAGGCATTGTTCACATTGATGACGTTCCTTATTTTGTAGATGGAGTTGTCGCGCAGTTTATTTTAAGCCTTTTAGAAGAAATAGATGTTTATGAATCTCAATTAAAATTTTTAGAAGGTTTTATGGGGACACATGGCGAGAGCTAAGAAAAAACAAATTCAAAATAAAACGGAAATGCTTAAAGCGATGTATTTAGATATTTTTGTTTTTGCTGAAATATTATTTGGAGATAAAGACAACGCGATGCACTTTCATGTTCGCTCCAAATCGCCCGATTTTCATAGGGAAATTGCTAAAACCTTAATAGACATGGACAGCGGGGATAAACTCGCCGTAGTGGCGCCAAGAGACCACGCAAAATCTACTTTTATTAATCTAATCTATCCACTTCATCGCATATTGTTTGGGGAAGAAAAGTTTTTACTGTTGATTTCGGAATCTGAAATGCAGTCTAAGTATAATTTAGAAGCCATTGGAAACGAAATAGAGTTTAACCCCAAAATCAAATATTTTTTTGGAGACCGAAAAGGAGCAATCTGGGGTAAAGAAGAAAAAGAAGTTATTGGCGCGCTTGATAACAACGGCAGACCTAGTATTATGTGTAAATGCTTAATTCGTGGTACAGGTCAAAAAGTGCGTGGATTAAAATACGGAGCTTATCGTCCTACATTAACAATAATTGACGATGGAGAAGGCGAATCTAACAGCACCACCCCTACAGCTCGTGATAAATTTCGCAGATGGCTTAACGCGGCGGTAATTCCCGGTTCTGGAGACGCAAAGCTAGTATTTATCGGTACAATTGTAGATACAGACGCTTACTTAAACAGAATTGCGGGTCCTCTAGCGTACGATAAAAACGGAAATTATAAAGTCAAGGGTTGGAGGTCGTTGTTTTTTCAAGCCGTTCCTCAAAAACTAGAAAAAGGAAAGTTTGGGACCGAAGGAAATGAGTTTTTAGATAAAAAAGGCAACGTTAAAGTGCTTTGGGAAGACAGAAGACCTTATTCTTGGTTAATGGCAGAAAAAGAGCGTTTAAAATCAGAAGGCGACATCGCTTATTTTTATCAAGAATACCAAAACATTCCTGTTGATGATAGTTTTAGAATTTTTAAAGAAAAAGATATGCGCTATTGGGAAGGGCGCTATATTTACGAAGACAATCAAAGCTTTATTATGCGTACCGATGAAGGTAGGCGTGAAAAAGTTCCTGTAAATATGTTTATAGGAGTTGACCCCGCATCAAGCGAGAATGTAAAAGCTGATTATACAGTTATTATGGTAATTGCGGTTGATAAAGAATACAATATTTATGTTATGGACTATTTTAGAGGTCAAGTTGCTCCAATGGACGGCGCAGATAAAATATTTGAGCTAGCAGATATTTACCACCCAAAAGATATTAAGATTGAAGAAACAGGGCATGTTATGCTAGCAGATTATGTCCGTAGACACTCAAAAGAAAGCGGGCGTTTTTATAATATCAACACTAGAAAAGCAATTAAAGCTAAATACTACAGAATTAAACAAATGCAACCTCATTTTGCCTCACATTCTGTATTTTTAAAAGAAGAACACGATGAGCTAGAAACTGAACTTTTAAATTTTAAAGAACACGGTACATTTAAAAAAGATACTTTGGACGCATTAAGATGGGCGATTGACGATGTGTGGGCGCCAGATGTAGAACAAAACGAAAAAGGCGAATGGTTGCCACCGTCTCCTATTGCTAGCGTAGATTGGGAAACAGGACAAATGTTTAATGTTGCAGAATTTGTTGAAGCTTAATGGGGAATTTTGATGTTGATTTAGACTTCGGTCAAATATACGAAGAAAAAATAAAGAATCTTTTTGAAGGCGATGGAAGAATTGAAGTAAAAACAGAAAGAGACATTTGGGCTGATACGGGAAATATGGCTATTGAAATACGTTCTCGTAAAAAACCAAGTGGCATTTCTATAACAGAAGCAAAGTGGTGGATTCATGTGTTTACTATTGAAGGAGACGTAAAGTTTACGTTAATGTTTAGAGTAGATAAATTAAAAAAAGCAGTTAAGTATTTATATGCAAACGATTTAGCTCAAATGGTAAAAGGCGGAGACGACAAAACCTCTGATATAATTTTGGCTCCAATAAGCACTTTAATTTTATTAAACAAAAAATTTTGAGGATAGTGTAACATTTTTGTAACATTGGTATAGTTAAAATGCTAAACTTACGTAAGTTAGATACTAAACAAATTTCCGCAGAGGAGGTTCGTGCAGATTATTTGCACTTTGAAAGCTCTTCTAGCGAATACCGCTATCAAATGGCGGAGGACCATGAATTTTATCTAGGTTCTCAGTTAACAAAAGCGCAAAAGAATTATTTGCTCAGCGTGGGACAACCCCCCGAATCAAATAACAAGATACGTCCATCGGTTGAGCAAGTTCTGGCAAATATCGCCGCATCTGCTCCCGAGTGGGATGTCCACGCCGTCGGTAAAACCGACAATGATGCGGCGTTTGTCTTTGACCAATTATTAGATAAAATATGGTATGAGTCTGACGCGGACGTACACTTTAGACAAGCGTGTAAAGATTTTATTGTTAAAGGATTGGCTTACATGTACATCTATCCAGATTACAAAGGAGACGGTGGACTAGGAACTATAAAAGTAAAACGCATGCCACCAGAGTCAATTTTTGTAGACCCAAATTCTAGCATGCCAGATTTTTCTGATGCTAGCGCAATTATTTACTCGGATATACACACCAAAGAGCATTTAAAAATTATTTTTCCTCAACACGCTAAAGAAATAGAAGATGCAGAAAGCGACGAACAAAGAAACGAAATGGAATCTGGAAAATATTCTAGAGACCATATCGAAACGCGCGGAAGCATGTCTCTTGACCATCAAGAGCGTGTTCGCAAATATTGTTATTTTACTAAAGTTAATATACCGCATGCTTTAATACTAGATACTCAAACAGGAAAAAACCAATTATACAACAAAGAAGAGTATTTAGAATTAATTAAAGACGAACAATATGAAGATTTTTTAGAATCTGGAATTATAACAGAGCAATTAACGTATCAAACTAAAATACGAGAAGTGTTTGTTGTTGGAGACAAAGTTTTATACGATGAAGTTCTTCCTATTTCTGAATACCCAATTGCGGTTGCGTGTAATGAGCATGCTGGCAATCCATTTCCAAGTGGAGATGTTCGCCACGCTAAAACACCTCAACGTATGCTTAACAGAACTGAGGCGTTAATTATATCTCATACCAACGCAACTACTAATTTTAAGCTATTATACGAAGACGGTGCTATTGATGCTAGCGAAATACAGAAATGGCATGTACCTAATGCAATTATAAGAGCAAATCCCGGAGCATTGGCTACAGGCAAAATAAAAGAATTTGCCCCACCAGCGGTTTCCTCTCAACTTTATACTGAAAAAGGACGATACGAAGTTGACATAGAAACTGTTTTTGGTGCTTATAAGTTTTTACAGGGAAACGCTCAAGGCGCACCGGGAACAGTAGGAGAGGCTCAAATTATGGACGAGTCTTCTAGTCGTAAACAAAATTGGAAAATACTCCCTATTTATGATATGCTTACTCGAACTGCTAAAGTAGTTACCGAATGGATGCCTACTATTTACGACCAACAAAGAACGTTGCGAATAGTTAGTCCTGTTGGAGATGAAAGCGAGGTAAACTTAAACATTCCTGTTATTGATGATAAAACAGGCGCAGTAAAAAAATTATACGACATGACAACTTCTCAATTTGATGTAAGAGTAGTTGTGGGTTCTACTAGGTCTAAATCGCCTATGGCAGAACTTCAAAAAGATTTAACTCTATTAAACGCTGGTATTTATGATAAAACGCAAGTGATTATGAATATGAAAGGCGATATAGACAAGGCATCGTTAATGCAAAGAATGGGCGAAATATCAAATTTACAAGCTCAATTGCAACAAGCTCAAGAACAGCTTAAAAAGATGTCTGGAGATTTACAAACCAGAGAGCGCGAAGTATTCCATGCGAATATGCGTGCAGAAATTAGTGAAGCGACTAAGCCTGTTTCTGAGGCAGTAAGCAACATTAAGTCTAACGCAAAGCTAGAAACAGCGCGACAAAGAGACAAAACTCGCTCGGTCGGTGAGCAATTGTCTATGGTACAAAAAACGATTAACTCAGAACCACAAGCTCCGCAAGCAAGCGGATAACTTAAAAGGAGCATCGTATGACAAACGAAGACCAGAAAAACCAGAATGAGCCAATGAGCGAAGATAACCTATTAAATGAATTAAACGCATTTAATACAGGCTCTTTACCCGAAGCAGAAGAAAAGGTTGAATCAGAAACGCAACCTGTCGAAGTAGCTAAAGAACCTCAAGAAACACAATCTGATGAGAAGAACGATAAAGAAGAACCAAAAGCCGAATCACAAGTTGAACAATGGTTAATTGAGAATAAGTTTAAAAATGACGAAGAAGGTCAACAAAAACTTGCCGAAGCCTACAAACAACTCCAATCTAAATCAGACAAGGAAAGAAATGAATGGAGTTCTCAAAAAGATAAATTTGAAAAGCTAGAGCAGTTAGATGGATTTTTGTCGTCTAATCCAGATGTAGTTCAAAAACTGACAGAATCAGTTCAAGAAAAACAACAGGATTTAAACGCACCGCCACCTAAGCCAGAAGATTATGACGTTCTCGATGAAAGCATTGATAATTCTAGCTCCGCACAATGGAGAAAAGCTCAAGATGAATGGCTTATTCGTCAAGGAGCTGTTCAAGCCATGCAAGAGGTTGAAAAGCTAAAGTCACAACTTAGCGAGTCAAAAGCATTTGACGCAGAAACCGAAAAACTACAGGGCATGGGGTTAAGCGATACTGATATAGTTGAATACCGTCAGTTTATGCAAGACCCTAATAATGTTTCTGAGGAGAACTTGGTTCAGATATGGAAAACTTTATCACAGAAAGGCAATAGTCCTCAACCAACAAACGTTGAGACTGCTCCAAAAGTGAAAAACAAGCAAAATAGCGCCGCCGCTGTAAGTGGTAGTGCGCCAAGCGCAATTGAACCAGAGGAAAAAGCAGTTGATGATTTTTGGAAAGGGATTATGGCACATAATAATACGAACACATAAAGGTGTTATAGTCTTTTTTTTATTTGGGCTGTAACATTTTTGTAACATAAAAAGGAGGTAGGCACATGTCTACAACTTACGGTACTGGAACAGCCATGCAGTTTACGGACGCGACACAACGTCAAGTCTTAGAACTCGGGTCAAAAATCCATTATTACAACCCAAATGTTACTCCAATCTTCTCTCTGTTCGGAATGAAGTCAATGGTGACTCCCGTTCCTATTTTTGAATGGATGGAAGACGAGTATATGATTAAAAAATCAGTTAAAATAAGCATGGCTGGAGAATCTGCTGGCGCAAATTCTGCAACAACTTTATTATCTGACACAGCAACAAGTGGCGTTAATGGCGAAAATGTAATTATAAACTTTAAAAAACAAGCAGACGTAGAGCTTTTTGAAGTTGGTGGTATTTACAGCGGAACTTTTACAGGTACAGCTACATTTGCTACAGACGTCACTCATTTAATTTGTATTGCAATTGGAGACGATGTTAATTGCACAACAACAAACCATAAAGCAGTTCAGTTTGTTGGCGCTCATGTTCACGCAAGTTTAAACGCTTACAATACAGAAGCAATTGCTGGCGGTACAGATGTAATTGGTTTTAATACAGACTCAACTTTAACCTTAGAATACGTAGCAAGTGCTGGACAGTTTTATGATAATGCTGTTGCAACTTCATATTACGGCTATCAAACACATAGCGGAACTAATGGTTTTGGCGAAATTACTTTTGCTGATGCTGATTATTTTATGGTTGGCGGAGGTCCGGGTCAATACGCTGAGGGCGCGGCAGTTGGAACTGAAACTCGTAAAAAAGTACGTAGATTGAAAAATTGTACGCAAATTTTTCGCGAACCATACACTATCACTAACACAGCAAAAGCATCTAAACACTACGGTGGTTCTGAAATGTCCAGATTGCAAGCTAGAAAGCTAGCAAAAATTAAAGGCGACATTGAATGGGCTATTTTAACTAATGGTGCTATTTCACTTGATGCTAGTTCTGAAAACCCAAAAAGAGCGTTTCAAGGTTTAGGTGTTGGCGGAACTGCTGGAGCTATTTCATCGCTTAATGCAGACGCTAACTCAAACTGTCAATGGGATTACAGCTCTGGTCTTTCAGCTCTTGATGGCGTTAGTGAATACATCTTTTCAGACATGGTTTCTGGTGGTATGAAAAAAACCGTATTTGCTTCTAATAAGTGGCTAGTCCAATTAGCGGCGGCGACTAGAAGTGCTGATACAGGTTTTTATGATACTGGAGAAACAACACAAACAGGTTTAAGGGTTCGCTCTTACATGGGTCCAGTAGGACAACTTGATTTTGTGGCGCATCCATATCTTAAAGGTGCTTACGAAGATTATGCA